TGAATCAACGATTCACAAAGCTCAATTGCAGTTCTGCTTCAACCAAAGCTGCCTTTCTGCTTGACACTCAGCTTAAAAAGCTGAAAAGTTAGGTGAAATCTGCCTCTAAGAACCCCTACGGGGTCTTAGGATTCGGTTTCGGTTTACGCGTGACGACACGTATGTAGGGGCGCAACCCCAAGATCACGTATAACTCAAAAATTTTATCCACAGGCGGTGAGACCTACTTGACTTTTACCCGAAAAAGTTGTAACTTTGCTACGCTTCTTTAGCTAAGGCAGCTGCGGGGGCTTGCGAGAGCCCCGCTTGCTAGAATGCAAAGTAGTTGTGGAAGCGGTGCTTTGTGTCTTTTGTATATTTGCGCTATGAAGTGCATGAAATACAGTAATGGCGGTGGTATAGATCGCCCAAAAAGACGTGGAAAAGGCAGTTCTGCTGCTGCTCCAGTGAATTTCAATGAAACTAGCGGTAAAACCCCTAGATCTTGCAATCCCGACGCGCCTTCAAACACGGCTGCTGCGGGTGGATCTGGCATAACTGTAAATGCCGTTGTGAGAAGCAGCAGTGACGCTGGTCAAAAGGCTGGTACACTTAGCTCTAAAAAGCGCCTTGATAGCAATAGAGTTATTTCTGTGAAGGAGATGGCCAGGCAGAAGGAGAAAGAGCAGAAAAGAAGGATGAGGGCCGTTAAGAGATCTGGAAAGCCTCAGTCTAATCCAAGAAATCTTGGTACTACAGTTGACTTCCAATAAGGGCTGATTAGTTTCTTAATTATATTTGCATCATGAAGTGCATGAAGAAGTACAGCGACGGAGGTAAGGCTCCGAAGCCGCCTAAGAAGGACGTTAAAAAGCTTCTTGAGCGTCTTGGTAAGTACCAGGGCCGTGTCTCTGGCCTCCTTGCTGGCCTTGAAGACTTGGAAGGACCCAAGCCAAAGGGGGAGTCTTCGTGGCTTTACAAAGGAGAACCTAACACATTTAGACGTATTAAGTAATATGAACTACCCCAAATCACAGAAAAAAGGGATGCGCCTTTCAGACAAGGCCATGCGCCTTGAAGACAAGTCCGAAAGAGTCGCTGACTCTGGAAAGGGCAACATGAAGAGAGCATCTAGAATAATGGCTAGATCTCAGAAGGCCCTGATGAAGTCTAAAAAGGCATGATAGTAAAAAAGTCTTCTGGCGGTTACCGAGTAGTTTCTTCTAAAGGGAGAAACCTAGGTGAATCACCTACCCTTAAAGGGGCAAAGGACCGCCTTAGACAAGTCGAATTTTTCAAGTATCTTAGCAGAAATAAAAAATAACATGCCTATTAACTACACGGGTATCGGTAAGCCCATCGTAAAGTTCAACGATGGTGGCGGAATGGAGGCCATGATGAGAGCTATGCAGAATGGAGGAGGTGGCCAGCCTTCCAAGCCTAAGAGCCCAGAGTTTATGCTTACTGGTCAGTTCGCTTCACCCGTTATGATGGATGGGGATAGAGAGTACGTCATGTACGACACGGGGGTCCCTGGTCAAGCACCTGTAAAAGTGTATGGGGTATGGAACGAGTACGCTGTAGCTAGAGACGAAGAGGGGAACGACCTCATCGCCGACGAAGATTTCCCTGTCAGAAAGAACGAAAACGGGGAGTTCGAGCTCGACGTAGCACAATACGAAGCTACTGGCACGAGATACAACGAGTCAGAGCGTATGATGAAGAAGAAGGCTGGTGGATACGAGGAAGAAGAAGAAGGTGAAGAGGGAGGCCAAGGCGGGATGCAGCAGCTGCTTCAGATGCTCAACGCTCGTAATGGCCTCAATCGGTGAGCAGAGGGTACTTCAACCCGTCTATAAAGAGAGTCAACCCGTCCGTAGTAGCATATAACAATTCAATTAAAAATGCAACTAAGCAAAAACCTCAGCCTAAGGGAGGTAACAAAGTCTATAACGGCCGAGCGCCTGGGGATAAATAACGCCCCAGATAAAGAGGATATTGCAAACCTTATAGATATAGCTACCCATGTTTTTCAGCCCTTACGAGACCACTTCGATGTACCTATCGCAGTATCATCAGGATTCCGCTGCAAAGAACTCAACAAAGCAGTCGGAGGGTCGAAAACGTCGGAGCATATGGTTGGGCGTGCGCTCGATCTTGACGCAGATACTCATGGAGGCGTCACAAACAAAGAGGTTTTTGAATTCATCAAGAAGAACCTAGAGTTCAATCAACTGATTTGGGAGTTCGGTAACGACGAGAACCCAGAATGGGTGCACGTCTCATACCACAAAGGGAACAATAAGAAGCGCGTGCTGCGTGCTATGCGCGACGGAAAATCAACCATATACAAGCTGTACTGATGGCTAAAGCAAAATCTAGCGGAAGGGCTTCAGAGAAGCTCGTGCTGAACTCCAAGAAGAACCACGGAAGACACGCTAAGAGCAGGTCTAAAAACAAGAGCAGCTCTACCTACGAGAAGCCGTACGCAGGTCAGGGGAGGTGATCGAACATATTGTAGAACCTCTGCACGCACAATCTAGCCTTCTGAGTAAGCGCATAGCGAACTCTGTAGTTAAACTTGGTCTCACCCCTAAACAGATGGTCTTCGTACATATCTGAAGAAGTAAGCTTGTCGAAATGCTTGTATATATACCCACTCTTCATAAGCGGATAGAGGATCCTGCTAGAAAGGTTCCCAGCATTCATTTCATAGTCTTCACTAGCGAACTTGATGGTGAAGAACTCTAGGTCGTAAGCCCACAACAAGAACTCCAGCTCGCTTTGAGATACCTCAGAAGAATCCAAGAACTTAGTCCTGTTCTGCTTCATGCGTTTGAGGTGATTTTTCCCCACAAAGTAGGGTTTCATGTAGGAAAACTCCCTGAACATCCTCACCTTTGGGACCCTGGACTTAGGCATATAACTCTATCTTTGTACAAATTTAAGTGATGAAAAAGGAATACAGGGAGTTTTTTGACGAAATGAAGAAAATCGTCTCCAAAATAGAATCTCTTGCAGCCAAGTATGACCTCGAAGACAGGCTTGTATGTGCAGCTATGTATGGGATCATAGATGACGCTGAAGAAGACGACGAAAACATAGATGTGCTGGCTACATACCACTTTGCCATCGAAGACGATGTGGAGCTGTATAGCGTGACGACTATGATGCATAAAGCGTTCTCGGCTATGACGGGGGATAGCAAGATGAGAAGCCTGTTTGGTGACGACATAAGCCTGAACTAATGAACGGCCTTATCAGGAAGATAGTAGCTGGCCGCGATCCTAAGAAAGACGGGATGGCTTACTACGTAGGGATGAGCGTCGGAAGAGGGAACATATGCTCGATAGTATTCGATCAAGACTCTTTCGATATGTACGGGGTGACTAAGTACGTCATATACGTGCAAGAGCCCGAAAGCCAGGTGGCCTGGAAGACCATAGAAAATATGCCTTGTATAATTGAATACGACCTCGACTTTTAAAATGAAGCCTCTAGAAGCGTTCATCGTAACGATGAAAAAGAAGATGAATGACACCATCACAATCGCTGGTGGCATTGAGCTGTATGTTGACCCTAAGTATGATGAGTTCAAGCATAGGGTCAACGAAGCAGAAGTGGTAGCTGTGCCTTATAAGTTTGAAACGGGTGTTTCACCAGGCGACACTCTGTACTTCCACCACCATGTGGTAATTAACAGTGGGCAACCGCTTACAGGAGAGGAGGACTCCTATATCGTTAATTACTCTGAGACAGCTCTAAACAACCAAGCTATAGCCTACAGGAAGAAGGGCACAGATACGGTGGTTCCCCTTGGTGGATGGGTGGTATTGGAGCCAGTAGTAGAAGAGAAAAAGAAGCTGTCAGAAATCATTGAGGTGATAGAGTTCAAAGAAGAGGACGTAAAGAAGGGTAAAGTGACCTTTTATGCAGACTACTTCGACGAAATAGGAATCAACATCGGGGATGTAGTGGCGTTTAACCCAAAGTTTGGGTACAAGTTCAAGATTGACGAAAAAGATTACTTGAGGATACGCCTTATAGATCTGCTCTATGTCGAAACCAACTGAGTTCTCTAACGGAGACGCCGCAAAGAGGCTTATGGATGCCATGTCTCAAGCTATCAACAACATGATAGAAGAGATAAAGAAGCCAGTAGACCCAGAAGCGGGTGGTAGCGCCAGGAAAGCTGAGCTACAGTCGATTAAACAGACCGCTATAGACTGCAAGGAGCTAATTGTTGAGAGACAGAGGTTGGAGGAACTGATACGTGAGCTAAATTCGGGATCTGAAATTGAATCAAGTAAAGATTATGCAGGAGGATTTGCAGAAAAGTTTTCAAAGTGAGGCTTTCTACGGCATGGAGGCCAGCGTAAACGTAGTAAAACATCGCTCATTCGATGATCTTGTTGACCTCGTTGGCAGTTGGGCTATTCACAAAGGTCTTGTATCTGAGGCTAATGCGACTCGCCAAATGCTTAAGGTTATGGAAGAAGTCGGAGAGGTGGCAGGAGCTTTAGCTAAAGGAAATAGAGACGACCTGATCGACGCTATTGGTGATAGCTTTGTGACTCTTATCATCCTTTCCAAGCAGATGAGCATTGATCCAGACTATGCTCTTGGAGTTGCATACGATGTCATCAAGAACAGGAAGGGCAAGACAGAGAACGGAGTATTCATAAAGGACAAGTAAACGGAAACCCTAAATAATATGTTAGACACCCTTGTAACTGTGGTTGATTCGCTGCCAGCGGCAGTAGACACCATCGCAGCTGTTGCAGATAGTGCAATGGTTGCTGTAGAAGCACCGAACGAAGCGAGTGCTGGAACCAGCTGGGTCGCGCTTGGAAATCTCATGGAGATCCTTGTGGCCTTGATGGTGTTGGCTAAAGTTGTCATCAACTTAACGCCGACAGAAAAAGACAACAAAGTCTTTGGACTTGTTGATTCTATCTTGAACACTATCGTTCCAGATAGAAGAAAGGCGTAAGCCTTTTTGGTCAGGTAGCTCAACTGGGAGAGTGGTTGGTTTTTACCGATCGGCTGTGGGTTCGAATCCCTCCCTGACCGCAATCGCACCCGTAGCTCAGTAGGATAGAGCAACTGCCTTCTAAGCAGTCGGTCACAGGTTCGAACCCTGTCGGGTGTACAATTCAATTCAAATGAAGGTTAAACTACTTAACATCACCCCTGATGCTGAAAGGCATATCGTCGAAGTTGCGCGTGTTTCTAGCTCTCGCGAGAATAAGAAGGAGAATTACGAATCGCTCGTAAAGTACCTCATCGTAAACAAGCACTGGTCTCCATTCGAACACTCTTTTATGACGTTCGAAATAGAAACCAGCAAGGCTATCGCCATTCAGCTTCTTCGCCACAGGAGCTTTACGTTTCAGGAGTTTAGCCAGAGATACCAAGACGTAAACCAGCTTGGTGAGATGTTCGAGCCTGTAGAGTTGCGTTATCAGGCTGCGAATAACAGGCAGTCATCTACAGAGCCAGTAGAAAACTCTGTGCTTGATAGTAAAGTGAAGATGGTGCTTGCTGCATGTGAGCAGCTATACAACAACCTTATTGAGTGTGGGGTATCTAGGGAGACAGCTCGAATGATCCTCCCTATGACTACCAAGACGAAGATCCACATGAGTGGAAGCGTACGCTCTTGGATACACTTTTTAGACATCCGTGACGACACTCACGCTCAGTTAGAGATACAGATGATAGCCAAAATTATAAAAGCTATCTTTGCAGAGCAGCTCCCTTCAATAGGGAGGGCGCTTAAATTTAACTAAATGAGTTGTCTTGTAGACGTAAAAGGATACCAAGAGAAAGGGATCGCCATCGATCCTAACGGAACCCATGGAGACGCAATCGAGCTTCATGGGCTTCTTGTTGTATTACCTAAGCAGCCTCAGAAGAAGGACATACTGTTCCATGAGCTTCCAAAGAACAAGCAGTTCTGGAGAAGGGTAGAGGTTCCCGCTGAGCTTTCCAGGATAAAAACGATGGATGAGTGGATGGAAAGGCCGCAGGAATTTAGAAACAGATATTCCCCTTTCATCGAGAAGGAATTTAAAAGGAGAAGAGACGGGGTGTGGTTCTACAACAACGGAGTCCCTACATATATAACTGGGAGGAACTATATGTTCTTGCAGTGGACGAAGATGGACATAGGCTATCCTAACTTTCTAAATTTTCAGCGTGAGATATTTCTTCATCTGGCTGCTTGCGAGATTGACGACCGTTGCCTTGGTCAGCTTTATACTAAGTGCCGTCGTTCTGGCTATACCAATATATGTTCCGCTGTACTTGTGGATGAGGCTACACAGGTTAAAGATAAACTTCTTGGCATACAGTCGAAGACTGGTAAAGACGCTCAGGAAAACATCTTCATGAAGAAGGTGGTGAACGTATTCAAGAACTATCCATTCTTCTTCAAGCCGATCCAAGACGGTACAACCAACCCCAGGATGGAGCTAGCGTTCAGAGAACCATCGAAGAGAATCACGAAGTCTAACAAGACGTCTAGGATGGGGGACGCTTTGAATACGATCGTCAACTGGAAGAACACCACGAATAACGCATATGACGGTGAGAAGCTGCACATGCTTTATCTCGACGAAGCTGGGAAGTGGGAGAAGCCGTCAGATATAAAGGAGGCATGGAGAATCGAGAGGACGTGCCTGATCGTAGGTAAGAAAATCATAGGAAAGGCGCTGGTAGGAAGTACCGTTAACCCTATGGATAAGGGTGGGCGCGAGTACAAGAAGCTATGGAACGATTCAGACCCTGGGAAAAGAAACCAGAACGGAAGGACAGTGAGCGGTCTGTACTCTATATATATACCAGCTTACGAGGCGCTAGAGGGCTTCTTTGACATATACGGGAACGCAGTCATAGAAAATCCAGAAAAGGAAGTGCACGGGATAGACGGGGAAAAGATTGCTATAGGGGCTAAGACGTTCTTGAAGAACGAGCGTGAAGCACTCAAGCACGACCCAAGGGAGCTAAACGAAGTTATCAGGCAGTTCTCTTTTACTGAAGACGAGGCATTTAGGGACAGCATCGAGGGAAGTATCTTCAACATCGGTAAGATATACCAGCAGATAGACGCTAACAACGACCTATTCCCGAACCCTGTAGTTACAGGGAACTTTATGTGGAAGGACAAAGATAAAGAGGTGATGTTCTCCCCTACTCCGCAGGGTAGGTTTAAGGTATCCTGGATGCCGCCTCAAGAGAAGAGGAATGTGATCAGGGAGGAGAGAGGAAAGTTAGTACCGCCTAACGGTCACATAGGATGTGGCGGAGTGGACACGTACGATATTGATGCAACGGTAGATGGAAGAGGATCTAAAGGCGCCATGCACTTATACAATAAGTTTAACATGGAGGTTCCATCTAACATGTTTGTAGTAGAATACAACTCTAGACCAGACCTAGCTAGCATCTTTTACGAAGATGTACTTATGTGCGCTTTCTTCTATGGCTATCCGCTGCTAGTAGAGAACAACAAGTACGGGATATTCAGGTACTTCGAGTCAAGGGGATACGAAGAATACTTGATGGAGAGGCCAGACTTCTTGAGGTCTGCAAACTCTCACGCAAACGTAAAGACGCGGGGCATACCATCAGAACCCTTGAGGACTGGATCGGGTTTGATATAAACAACAGAACTAAGTTCGACTTAACCATTAGTTCTGGATATGCGCTGCTTGCAGCCCAGAAAGCCAAAGAAGAAAAGAAGCCTTCTTCGTTTGTAGACAAGACGTTTTTCAGAACATATAAGATAAAAGAGTGGCATAGGTAGTTTGATTATATTTGCGGAAATATCGCAAATACGCCTTTTAATGTACAAAAGCGGAAATAAAAATAGAGGTGTTAAACTTTCTTCTGGGAACTTCCCAAACCCGTTGGCGTCTTCAGAAGAGAAGGCTACCATTGCGTATGGGTTGGCGTATGCGAAGGCAATATACAAGCAGTGGGGTAGGTTTGACGAAGACTCTTCTTTGTATAGAAAGAGATACCAGACTTTCGAAAGAAACAGGGATTACGCGAACGGAACTCAAGACACTATAATCTATAGGCAGCTTCTGACTTCTTCTGACCCTAACAACGGGGACGGAAGCATGATGAACATAGACTTCACTCCAGTTCCTATACTTCCGAAGTTTGTAAGAATTGTAGTGAATAAGATCCTGTCTCAGGCGCCATACCCGAACGTAGAGGCTATAGACCCGCTTTCTTCTTCTGCAAAAGACAAAGAGAAGAGAAAGATGGAGATGCTTATAAACTCTAAGCAGGCTCTTAGCGATATAAAGCAAAAGACTGGGATGACCATCGGAGTAGATCCAGACGAGTTGCCAGATACGCTTGAAGAGGCAGAGATCTTTTTCGGTCAGAACATAAAGACTACCGCAGAAGTAGCCGCTCAGATAGCCACGAACCTTACGCTTGAGTGGAGCGACTTCAACGACAATATCTTCAGACGCTGTGTAAACGACATAGCCACTGTAGGTATGGCTGCAGTCAAGAGAAATAACGATCCTAACTACGGAATAGTTACGGAGTACGTAGACCCTTCGAACTTCATACATAGCTACACCGAAGATCCCAACCTCTCTGACATGACGTATGCTGGTCATGTGAAACATATGTCTATACAGGAGCTCAAGAGGATTGCTGGGGATCAGTTTACAGAAGAGGAGTACGAAGAGATAGCGAAAGCAGCTCAGAAGATGTACAGCCTCGACGTGAACGGTCTTAGCAGAAGGCAGTATGACAGCGGGACTGGAAGCGTTAGATATGGGTATGACGAGTATATGATAGATGTGCTTGACTTTGAATTCTTGTGCAATGATGTCATTTACTTCGAAGAGAAAGAGAACAGACACGGAAACGTAGGGTTCCACTACAAAGGAGAAGCATATAAAGCCCCTCAGAACTCCGTGTTCGAAAGACGCCCAGTGAAGCTGGACAACATGGTAGTGTATGGTGGTTGTATGGTGATTTGCTGCAATAAGATCTTTAATTACGGCAAGAAGACCAACATACCAAAGAACATGCACGACATAACTAGGGCATGCCTCTCATACTCTGCCGTAGCGGTGAATATGAGGGATATGATCCCTAAGTCTATGGTAGACAGCTGCATAGGGTTTGCTGACCAGATACAACTCTCTCACCTCAAGCTCCAGCAGTCTATAGCTAAGGCGAAGCCAGACGGCATCATCATCGACATCGAAGGACTGGAGAATGTGCAGCTTGGCAAAGGAGGCGATCTCCAACCGCTTGAGTTGCATGATATATACGAGCAGACTGGTGTCTTCTACTATAGAAGCAAGAATCCAGAGGGTGGATTCCAGAATCCTCCGATCAGAGAGATAGGGAACACTATAAGAAACATCAACGAGCTTATAGGTATATACAATCACTACCTCAGGATGATACGAGACACCACTGGCATCAACGAGGCCATGGATGGTTCGTCTCCGAAGGGGGATCAGCTGGTTGGAGTTAGACAGCAGGCTATTAGCGCTGGAAACAACGCTATATATGATATAACGAACTCTTCGCTGATACTGTACAAGAAGGTTTGCGCTGACGTTATAAAGAGCATACAGATCATCCCGAACGACTCTGTCATATTCAGAGTATATGAGAACGCAATCGGCGCTCACAATATGAAGGTGATCTCTTCTTTCTCTGATTTGTACATGTTCAACTTCGGTATTACCGTAGTAAAAGACATGGAGGAGATTGAGAAGCAGTATCTCGAAAACAACATACAGATCTCCCTTTCGCAGAAAGAACTTGACATAGAGGACGCTATAGCGATACGTCAGCTCAAGGACATCAATCAAGCAGAGAAACTGTTGATCTTGAGAAGAAAGAAGCGTATGGCTTCTCAGCAGCAGATGGCTATGCAGAACTCTCAGATGCAGGCACAGATGCAGCAGCAGTCGGCTGCACAGTCCGCAGAGATTAGAATGCAGGAGTTGCAGGCTCAGTCTCAGATAAAGGCTCAGGAGATGCAGTTGGAGGCTCAGCTGAAGGTTCAGGTTGAGCAAGCTCTGCATGAGCTAAGAAAGGAGATAGAACAGATAAAAGCAGAAGCATACGCCTACTCAAAGGATGCAGAAAACTCCTTCAAAAAAGAGGTAGAGAATATGAAGGAGGACAGGAAAGATGAGAGAGTTAAGAAGCAGGCTGTTGAACAAAGCAAACTGATTTCTCAAAGAGATGGGAAGAGAGGCGAGCTAGAGGAGATAAGAGAGCAGGCGGCTGAAGCAGCGCAGGAAATTTCAACTGGAATCATTTCAAGAATACTAGGAAGATGAGCAACGTAGTAAATCTTGATGTCGCCAAAAGAGTAGACATCATATGCAGGAAGGGTGATACGTTTAAGCTTGAGATAGATCTTAAAGCGGCTGATGGGACTCAGGTAGCTCAGGGTGCATATAACTTCAACATGGAAGTTAGAGCCTACGACTATGCTAATACAGACTATGACTCCCCTAATTCTGGGGCTGGTGACACAAGCGCTGAAATAATACTTTCAACCAAAGACGATGCCAACGGTAATAAGAAAATAGCGTACACTACATCCTTAGGGAAGGTAATCTTTAATGTGCCAAATACTAAAATGAAGTCTGTTGCTGCTGGTCTCTATGTCTATGATATAGAAGCTATATCTACTGCAAACAGCGAGGAGTCTCAGACCTGGTTATATGGGACCTTCAAAATAAACGAAGACATATCTGTGTGATGAATGTTGGATTCACCTTACCTCCAGGAAATTCAATATCTATAAACGTACCAGAGTCGCAGTCCATAAAGACTGTAACCTCTGAGTTCGCCACCATATCTATAACTTCTGATAATCAAGTATCGCTGGATATTACTACGCCAGCGAGTAATAGTCTTTCTTTCTACCCACCCACACAGTCTGTAGTAAAGACGAGTCTTGAAAGACAAAATTCTTTATCTATATACCCATACAATCAAATACCTGTAGTAGAGGTTGTTCAAGGAACGGACGCTAAATACGGGGTATTCTACTCTACGTCAATGCAGCCATCTTTGGGCTCTAACGTAAAGAACACTATGTCGTTCCCTACAGCAGACATAGCCAGTGGAATTACTGTTGTAGATGGAAACAAGCTTAAGTTTCTTACGTACGGCGTTTATAACGTACAGTTCTCTGCCCAGTTCGATAAAACAGATTCTGGTGTTGATCATGCTGACGTTTGGTTTTCTCAAAACGGAACAGACGTAAAGGACTCTAACACTAGAATTGAGCTCGATAAGAATAACGCCAAAATGGTCGCTGCCTGGAATTACTTAGTAAGGGCAGAAAATGATGACTACGTTCAGATACATTGGGCCTCACAAGATTCAGAAGTGCGGCTTTACTATGAGGATCCAGCTTTTTCGG